ATGATACCACACATGATACCAAATTTGATACCTCAACATGATACTGTAAAACACAGTATTATGAAATATCCATCATTGCGCTTCGTGTTCGATAGAAAACACGTAGCAACCAAGAAAAAACGCGGGCTTGTTCAGCTTGAAGTTTTATCCGAAGGAAAAAGAAAGTGGATTGGAACCGGAGTAAAGCTATACTCCGATCAATGGAGCGACCGGAAGAAAGTAATAAACTCTTCCGAGATGCTACAACTGAATCAGCGTCTTGATGAAATGATGCGCGTTATTCAAGATTGGGTAAATGACTTAATAAGAAAGAAGGAAGCGTTTGAATTTGAAAAAATGGATGCTTTCTTGAAGTACTTCAATCATTCCGAAAACTACATTGAATTTTTGGAAAGACGTATAAACGAGCGTAATGATATAACCGAAAGTACGCGAAAGTCTCACCGGGTACTGATTTCTTCTCTCAAAGAGTTTGGTGGCATAACCTATATTAGCGACTTGACGGTACAGAATATTAAACTGTATGATAACTGGCTTCATGGCAAGTATAAGTCTCAACCAACTATCCACAACTATCATAAGAGGAACAAAGTTTATATCCACGAAGCAATGTCACTTGGTTTGTTGAAGGATTATCCATATACCGGAGTCATTGTCAAAAGGGGAAAATATAAAAGAAGAAGGTTTTTATATCAGGAAGAACTTGATAAAATCCGTAATGCTGAAATACCCAATGAGTCGATTCGCCGGGTACGTGACTTGTTTGTTTTCCAGTCATTCACTGGGCTTTCTTATGCTGATTTGGCGAAATTCAACTTCAAAAGAGATGTCGTACAACATGAAGGTAAGTATATTATCTATGATATGCGTATAAAAACAGAAGAAGATTACTACATTGTATTGCTCTCTCCTGCACTTGAAGTTTTGAAAAAGTACAATTATGAACTCCCGATCATTAGCAATACGCAGTATAACCTTCGGCTGAAATTAGTCGCTGATTATGCCGGACTGGATAAAAATTTGACTACCCACATGGCAAGGCACACTTTCGCCACCCTTGCTTTGACAAAAGGTGTACAGTTTAAAGCGGTTTCAAAGATGCTGGGGCATAGTAGCCTGAAAACAACCGAAGAATATGCAGCGATTTTGAATAAGGACGTGGATAAAGGATATGAAATGTTTGAGAAACAAATAAGCGGGTAAAATTCCCGCTTTTATGCGAAAAAGGATTTTTTCTTCATAAAAAAGATATAAGAACATGGATAAATAAAGAGGGAAAATTATTCAGGTAGGAGATGAAAGAACCGCATAATCATGCCTAAAGAGAGATTGACTTCTCTTCGATGATCTGCGGTACAAAAAATCATTCAGTATAGTGTGACGCTTTTTGCCCGGTCAGGCATTAACAAGTTACCCAACTTCTCCGGCTTTTCTCTTACTTGTAGATGTTCAGGCACCCGGATTTATTCTGCCTACTGTTATAGAACTACCCTTTGTAACAGCTTTTCCACCACCGACCAACGGACTTCTCAAACGGATAAATTCGGCGTGGGGATTAAAAAATAATCCGCACCAAGTGAAGGTTTGGCACGGATTATTAATATATAGATGCTTCGCGTATGAAGCAGTATATTCAGTATGTACGGTATCACCTTCACTTGATACGGGTGCAAATATATGGAGCCTCTTTTTATTATCCAAACACCTGAAAATGTGACACTTTCATTCTTTTTCATGTTATTTCATTCTTTCTCATTTTCACTCCTTTCTTTTAACTATTTTTATACTGCAATAGATTCTATGATGCACTTATAAAAGCGTATCTCCCGTACATGCTCTAAACATTCATTGTTCGGCAATTCCGCTTCGCATTTCTCGTTCAGGTCAAGAAGAAGACCTGAAAGTTCGTCCATGTCACGCAATGTATTGCGCACTGCCTCATTGTCGTTCATCTGTAAATCTTTCAAAAAAGCGATAAGTCTATCGGAAATCTTAACTCCTTCAACTTCAATGTAATTTCTGTTTGCCATAGTCGTATGTTTTAAATTATAAATCAAAGTATTTTCTCAACATTGGAATATCGGTCATTTCAAACCTTGCAGCCGAAACTCTCTCTTGGGTGAATCCTAATTTCAGAATCCCATTACAGCATACTTGACCGTATTTGTAGATAATTTCCTTTTGTTTTTCGGTCATTGGGACTGCCTTATATCCGGGGATTTGCGCTCTATTCCATCCGTCATATAAAATCCAGTCACCGTGAATTTTTACCCATCCGTGGGATTCTAACCATTCGTCCGGGTTCTTACGATTATCAATAGCCTTCCCGTCTTCAGGTCTACCAATAGGTATAATTCCTGCAACTACTAAGGCATCGGCTATCTGATTGTGTAGCATGTTGGCAATACTTCCATTCAAAGCATAATACTCTCCATCGGGAGATAGCCAGCCAGCAGACCATCCTTGTAAAATATCAACAGGTTTAATCCCTTCAGAAATCACCTCACGTATATTTTGCTCGCTATCTAAATAAGTAGTGAGCATTTTGTCGGCTATACTATTCTTCCGAATAATACCTTCAATCTCTGAATCACCCATAATTAGCTCAAATATTTCATTGGATAGGTTCTTTACTTCATAAGGAAGCATTGTATATCCATCAGGAATTTCACCGGGGAAACTTTTGTATATCCAGTCTATGATATTCAAAGTTTTGAAACATTCCTCTATGAAATTCCTCACTCCTTTTATGCATCCGCACATAAGATTGATTGTATCATCTTCATCTATGTTTATTAGATTGTCAGCCGTTCCATCATAAAAGTATTGAAGAAGTGCATCATATTTAACTGTAAACTCGAACCTTCCATTGTGCTTTACTATTGACTTTTCCAATTCTTTTAATGCCTTACTCCATTCATTTGACACTCTTTTCATGTCTAATAACTTTCGTTCAGCCCATCCTTCAGCATCTAATCTCTCAAATATACCTCCATGTATTTCGGGATTAAAATTAACGCAGTTGAAAGTAACTCTATCCTCGTCTACAAGCAGAATCAGTTTGCCAATTATTATATCAAGTGCAATATCTTTGGGACACCCAGTGAGAGAACTTGTTATTGTTTCAAGTGCTTTTTGTGGATTGTATGAGTATAACAAATGTTCTCTTGCTATATCTACTAACAATCTTCCAGCATTTTCTCCAAGTGTAAAATGTAAGTATTCTGTTTTCATATTTGTTCTTTCTATCTTGTTATTAAGCTGTTTACTTGAACGTGCATAAACGACATACTCGTTGGCAAATCAAGTAAGATGGTGCAATCTCCTATTTCTGATAATGCGTATCCCCGGTTATCCGGAAATGCTAAGATTACTCCGAGGAATGATAGATGGTCATTACCCGGCACAGGTTCCATGTATCCTACTACAATTCCCGTTTTTTTAAACATTCCGAACTTCACTTCCTGACCGAGCATTGATACTGTGAATTGTTTTAAGTTCATATCTATTCAATTTTGGATTAAATCGACATTTGATAAATACATAGCTGACTAACAATACTAACAGAAACATCAAATAATACTTTATCGTTTTTATCTGTTATTATAGCCTTAGCACTGTCCATAGTCACATATAACTTCACTCCTCCATTGTTTGCGGAAGCTCTATATTCATAAAGTGATCCGCCGTATGCAATTTCATTCATATCTATTATGTTATGAGGGGTTATACAATTCATATCCATTATCCCAAAGACTATCACTGCGAAAATTGAAGAAATCTTCCAAAGAGATACGTACACCATCTTCTAAAAGAAGAAATCCGTTTTCAATAGTCATCCATTCGTCAGAGGAAAAGAAACGGTGCGTAACCTTCTTACCCTCTTTCATTGCTTGTATAGCTTCTTCTTTGCTCATTACTATCTTGTTATTAGTTAAATGAAAATCAAATATCCGCAACGCTTATTGGGGCAGATCACAAACTTTTTTCCCTCTTGAATGATGATGGTATGCCACCTATGGCAGTTTTCGCAAAAAATCTTCTTATCCATACTTATCTTTTTATTTGAATGTTTTGAAATAGTCTAAAATATCATCTGAAAGGTCACGCAATCCGCATGATATATACCCTTCTGTCATTGTTACCGAGGAATGTCCCATCATTTTGCTGATAGCATATAAATCGGCACCACGTAGATACAAGTTTGTTGCAAAACTCCGCCGGGCGGTATGGCTTGAAATAAACTCGTATTTTGCTCCTTCTACAAATTCACCAGCGCGATATAGTTTCAGTCGTTCGTTCATGCCTAACTTCCGGCATATTTCCCGGATAGTTTTATTGAAAGTCGGGTCTGAAACTTCTTTTCCAGCGATATAGAACATTTCGTTTTCTGCTATAAGTCGTTCAACCACTTTAGACAAAGGAACTTCCGCTTGTATGTGAGTTTTGATCGAAACGTAAACAAGCCGTTCGCCTACCACATTCTCACGGGTAAAATTCATGTAGTCGCTATGTCGGGCACCTGTTACGCATCCCATAATGAACTGATTCTTCACAAGTCGTTCGGTATCGTTCGCCGGGATATATGCAATTATCCGTTCTATTTCCGAATCGTTCAGCCATGTGTTTTGAGATACGTCTTTTTTCACGCTTAATATATCCTCATATCCTTTCGGGAGTTTCACTTCCTCATTGTAGATGTTGAAGACGCTTTTCATCATGGCACAATACGTTTTCACGCTACTTTTTGCCAACTTCCCATTCAGGAATGAAACGAACTTTGCCAAGCGTATTTTGGAGATATTTTCCCATGTTGCCGGGCAGTTGTTCGCCTGTTCATACATGTTCAATACCCGGTTAGCATATTGCGGATATTTTTCCGCAAAAGCCGTTCTTAAATCGTTCATCTCGCTTTCTCCAATCCTTTTGCTTGCTGGATGATAGCCTGTTGTTCGGCTGAATTTACCGCATTGATAAGTCGTTCGCCTACCTCCGTTGCATTTACCCTTTGAAGGTTAATCGTTCGACTCACTTTGCGGAGTTTTGCGCCGGAGCTATCCAGTTCTGAAACGTCAATCTTTACAGAGCGATTCTTCCCGATTTCACGTGCTCCGGCTATCGTTGGGAGAATGTTTTCCGGGAACGTACTTTCTATCAACTTGCATACTTCGTTACAATCACTTTCGGCAATGGAAAACTTTACAGTGTTCTCCATTATGGTATCTGTGTTTTGGTCTTCGATGGTTACTCTTACAATAATGTTTTGAGGCTTGTATATCTTCATTTTATGATATTTGTTTATTATTTACTATGGGCTAAAGTTTGATGTAAACCGTTCATTTATTGGTAGTCGTTCGACTGATGCAGTCGTTCGCTTTGTTGCACCACGTATGCGGACGGATTCGCGCCGGGAGCATCCGATATTTACAGCCGGAGCCGGGACGGTTCCACGCGCCGACACAACCCACACCCGGACGGCAAACCATAAAGCAAACGAAACAGCATCCAGCAAAGGCACACACGCAGAAGGAACGCCGGGAGCATCCGCCCGGAACAAAGGAGGCGGCACAATATCCGGGACAACTGCAAGAGATTGGTTTTCATCCGGCACAGTATTCTCGCCCGGTTGTAGGTCTTTGATTTCTTCCACTTCGCCCGGTTGTAGGTCTATAATCTGCAATTCGCTTGCAAAGTCTTCGATATTTACCACCGAAGAAGAAAGCAACATTTTAAGCCGTTTTAAAGCCTCTTTTGCTTCATTGTATATAATTGCCTTGCAAAGCTCGCAAACCAAAGACAGAAGGCAATACAAGCCCAAAGCATTGCATTTATATTCTAATGCAACAACAGGTAAATTTATTATCTCAACTTGTACGGGTGCCGGGCTTATCTTTTCCGTACATACTTCTTTTATGGTAGTTTGTGACTCTTCTTTTTGATAGTCCAGATAAGAAACCATATTAGAACGGTGAAAATTATACTCGATTTTTACAAAACCTTCTTTTCCAACGCCGGAAGGCATTAAAAAACAGATATTTTCGTTTTTGTCCGTTAATACAATAGGCTTATAATTGGCATCTATGAAAATACCTCCATTCCATTTTTGCGCAACTGTTTGAAAACTTTTTGAATCAAGCATAACGGAGAAAGCAAAGGGAATTTCATTTTCTGTAAAAACTTCGATTTCCGAAGATGCGCCGGATTCGCTATCTTTATAATCTACGGTTACTTTGTGCCCTTTTTCCGCGTACATGTAAAATGTTCCTTCTTTCTTTTTCAGGAAAGAAAGTACTTCTTTTGCCTCTTTTATCTTTATGTAGTTGTTTTTGCTCACTTTTGGAACCACTAAAGCCCAGCGCGGATATTTAAGCCCGGAGCTTTCCACATTATAAGCGCGTCCGGCTTCGTCTGATATTGTGATCTTTCCGCCGGAAACTGTAACGGAACAAACGCCGGAAAGCTGTTTAAAGTCCTTCGGATTTATTAAAACACTCGCTTCTGTTTCCCCCACTATGTTAGAAATATTTGCCTTACATGCTTGTAAATGTCTTCCATTCGATGCAACTAAATAGCCTTTTTTGTAGTCTATAAACATGTAAGACATAACCGGGCGTTGCGGATCATTCCCGACACATTTACAAAGTGACTGCATTTCTTTTGTTATTTCCATGGAAAAAGATAAATCCGCTTTCCCGGTTTCGATCCTCACAAAACGAGTCTTATCTTTTTGTTTCACGTTTGTAAGTTGTTCAAACTTCCAAACCAAATAAAAAATATTATTCCGTTCAAATTCACATTTAAAGGAGCCGACACACACAGAGCGAGTTAATAAACTTTCGTTATTTGTTTTAATGTAGTTTATTATTATAACATCACCTTTTGCGCTCTTTTCTTTCGCAAGTTCGGCAGCCGTATATGTGCCCGGCTCTATATCTATTTCATTTGTAAATATCTCGTTTGCAATCCTCTTTAATTCCTGAAGAATAGCAATATTTATTTCTTTGTCAGACATAACAATATTATTTTAATTCATATTTCACACCAAAAAATAAACTCAATGCACCGCCCACGATCCACGCGGCAACATAGAACCAGCCGCCACACACGCAAAAGCATATTATCAGGATGAAGACGAGCCAAATAATTAGCCCAAACATGATATTTATTTTTAAAATGTTGGATTCTCTAATTCTCGCAAAAGTTCTTCCTCTGTTAGAACTGTATCATCTACCCAGCCATCAACAAAGACGCGGTAACAGTTTTCAGTTTTCACAATTTCAAGTTTATGAGTTTCCCCGGATGGGGACTCTATTATATAAGTAGTCATAGTTTCAAAATTTAATGTTATACTTAGCTTTTATTTGTTTCTCGTAAGCCCAAATAAGGTTAGCGCGTAGCCAAAAACGAATACAGGAACAAAAACGATAACACGTATTTTCTGCCTTCTGCAAACAAAAATGTTTTAGGTCTCCGTAGAAGGTAGAAGCCGCACCGCCTGAATCATACCGGGAAATAGAAAGGCAAATATATTTGCCTGTTTCTTTAGATTTCGCTATCAAAACAAACCAGTTACTTATATTTCCTTCTTCAATTCCTATGTATGTATAATATGCAGCCATTTCTTTTATAAAATTTTGCCCGTTTTTATTGGCTAATGAAATAGCCTTTTTATATACTGTTTTCATTGCATGAAAGTTTAAAGGGTGCCGGGAGCCGCCCGGCGCGGATAAATTATAAATCTACAATTTTGAAGTATAACAGGAAGATGTAAACCATATACCAACAGAGGACACACAACCAAATGACCGGGTTAATATAGTAACCGATACAGCCAACAGGGAGCAAGGCAATAAACAACCAAAACAGCCCGGAAGATATAACACGTTTCATCCTACTACGTTTATTTCTCGCGTAATATAATACTCAAATGATCCGTTATCAGATAACACCCAGTAAACAGGAGTAGAGCCGCGAAAACAACATAGATTTAATTTTAGGTTACTGCCTTGAAGTACATTCTTTTCACGCCAACCAAAAGAAGAATATTTTTTGCGGGCTTCTTTTCTTAATTTATTGAGTTCTATTTCTTTTATCTCTTCATCGGCAAAGACAGTGTTTTCTTTGAAACATACGCTTTTAGCGTCTTTATCTCCACTATTGGCACGTCTGATAATAGTATATAATTGGGCACGGGTGATAATTCCAGATATTTCTATCTGATTTATTAAATCTTTTGTATTCATAATTTTATAGGTTTGAACATTTAATACTGGATAGGGTTGCGTAACACTCATGTTTATATTGCCATATAGAGCAAACCGTTCTATTATTTCCCGGCTTTCGTCGCTAATGGAATTATAGTAAATTACCGCGCGCTCGTATGAGATATGAGCCACTTCTATATAATCCCCGTTTTCCTTTCTCAACCTGTCGCAAACGCTTACACCATTACCCAAATGACAGAAAAACAAATCCTCTTTATTTGATTTTATTGTTTTCATTTCTTATTTATATTACTTGTTTAACTCTCTTCTATTTCTTATTTTCGTCTGTGCTCCGGCGATTCTGTATTCTTTTGCGTCGGCTACAACTTGACTATATTTAGTTTCTTTCTTATCGTAAGAGCTTTCCGGCTCCCATCCATAACCGTAGTTAGTCCAAATCACCCACAAGTAAGTATATTTATTTGCTTTCATAATCTTAAATTGTTACGTTTAAAAAACTTTTTGCTTTCTCTGTTAGCACCCAATTTGTTGTATTATCTAAGGTCTTACCATGCGCCCGGACTAAACCGAGGCTTTCAAATTGGGTAATATTAAAAAATACGGGTCTTTTCTCCTGTATGGATAATAGGGTAGCTTGCAACCGCCGCGCGGCTGCCTTTTCTTTTTCTGAATATTTAAGCATGATGTTTTGATTTTACCCGGAGCCGGAAAGCCCCGGAATTATTGTTTATTCTTCAGATGAAAATTCCCCGGCGTATTGAATTGCGCTTATAACTTGGTTTATCATTGCGTTTTCATTGCAAACGACATTACCGCCGTAATAACAAATTTGTTTCCCGCCTGAAAAGCGAAGGCAAGGCACGCGCATTTCACTAAGTTTGCCAGCAGAGCGGGAACCCCTAATGTTATAAGTACTTATTTCGCTGTCGGTTAATCTCCTTTCTGCGTTTATGAATAGCCCGCGAATATCCGCGTTTTTCTCTAAATTAATAGAAAAAGAGATTTCCACACTATCAGATAAATATTTGATCTCCAATTTTGAAAATCTATCTCTGTATCCACGTATAGAAGTCAATTTATAGCGTTGAAACTCTTCACCATCCCAACCGCACAGGGGAATTTCTTCCGTTTGTGGAAGCATGTTTATTACCCTTGCAGCATCTTCTAAACTCAATACTTTGTCGGAGGCTGAAAATGAAGCATGAAAAACGGTTTTTCCTTTCCATGTAGAAGGATAACACATACATTTTATACCTGTTTTTTCCTCTAATCTGTTTTCGATTTCTGCCGCCTCAACTTTTAAGGCGTATTCTTTGCGGAGTTCTTCTAAATTTGTCATAATGCAAAATTTAAAGGGTTATTATTGTTTTATCTTTGTTTTTCCCTTAACTTTGCATCTAACACCGTGAGAAAGTGTGCCTTTTTACGCAAAGTTTAAAGGGTGCCGGGAAGAGTCGCCAAACTCGACCCGGTTTTTTGATTATACGGCTTTCAGATCATTTATATAAAGCTCTGTTTCTCCGATCAAGGCACGGGAACCGTCTTTTTTCACTGGATAACATTTAATAAATACACGCGCTCCATCAATGCAGCCCAATATTATCCGGCAATCTGACGGACGTTTAAAAACAACCTCGTATAACTTTCCATTGTTGGAACTTTCCGGATTATTATAAATGTACCGCTTTCCATCCTCAAAGCCACGATCTTTGCAATAATCAAAGACAATATTATTTTTCTTTTCTGTTAGCTCTTTAATGGCATTTTCATAGCCATGAACGAGATAGGATAAATTTTGTAATTCCATATTTGAAACGTTTTTAAGTTAAACACTACATCAAACAGGAAAGGAGAGAAAAAAGTAGAAACACCGTGAGAAAATGTACCGCTTATTTTGTCTTCATTTCTGTATTACAAAGATACAAATAATATATTGAATACCAAATAAATAAGTAATATTTTTACTCCAATAAATGAAATGATAAATTACTATATAAATAAAAATGTAAACTACCTCACAAATACACGTGATACACATATATAGCCTGAATGTTAGATTATTTGTAAGCATATTGCGACCCAGCCACCAGCACGGGAAATCCCAGCAAAGAGCCGCAAAAAGCCGGATTCTCTCTAATATTACAATGTGTTTAAAAACAATGTTATACAACATATACAGAAAGAAAGCCGGAAACAAAGAACGCGCCGCAATCTTTTATTTATCAGACCTTTTATTTATCTTTGCCGACACAACAACAGAGCGCAAGAAGCCGGAACACTTATTTTAAATCATACCTTAATATGACTTATAGCAAGAGAGTAACGGAACTACAACGTATTTACAGCCTCACGCCTGAAGATGTTTTTTTCTGTATGTTGGTAGCTTCAGGAGCAACACGACAAGAAGCATACGCCGCCATCTATCGACCAACAACCAACGGAACCGGAACAATAGCAAGCAAAGCCAATGCACTACAAAAGAATAAGCCCGGTATTTTGCAACTCATTGAAGCAATACAATATCAACGATCAGGAGCCGACACACCAACAAAGACAACCAGCCCGAAGGAAGACGCCGCCAAGATAGCAGAATCTAACAAGGTGGATAAAAAAACTTTAGACACATTTCGGAGCAAAGACGGAATTTTAGAAGGACTTATAAAAGTGCTTCCTTCTGTGACTGGAAAGGATAAAGCCGCCGTACTTATACAGATAGCAGATTTACAGCGCATGAAGCAAGAAGAGAACAAAGAAGAAGCTGAACAAGTAGTGTATTATCATCCTGTTTCCTGTTTCCGGTGTGCTCTGTATGCAGAACACAAGAAGAAACAGAAGGAAGAAGCCCGGAAAGATGCAGATATTTAATATTATAGGTATAATATAAAGATGTGCTTTCCTGTCTTCCTGTCTGCCATTGAAGACGACCGCGAAGGGGTGCCCACCCCCCCGACCGGGTGCCCGGAGCCAACGCACTCATTACCATTCGAGATTTTTATTATTTTTTTTTGGTTTGTCATTGAACCAACATAAATTAACAATGAAAATATGGCTTTTGTGTGTCGTGGAGCATGTTTTATCACTGCAAGAATGGTTATGTATAGTTTCTGTATAGTTAATGTATGGTTTTTGAGGCAAACTATACATGTGTAAACTATTGATTTCTACATGTTTATAAAATTAATGTATAGTATGTATAGTTTATATGTAAATTGCATAGGAAAAGACGTATATTATATACTAAGCCGTTTCGTAGAAAACTATACATACCCTACATGCTTTTTCAGTACGCTTTGATTTTCAGCAACTTGCACATGTATAGTGTGATTTTGAACTATACATTGGAATATATGAAAAGTTCTATGTATCAATGGATTACAGTATGTATAGTTTTTATAGTAAACCATACACAAAAGACATTACAAATGTGAATGTATATTACTTATTTTGCTGATTATCTGTTTTTTATCATATTCCGATAACCTTCTTGAATTTTGTCGAAAATGATGCTTTTTTGAGTCAAAATTTATGGGTAAATATATGTATTTTCGCATTAAAAATAGAAAATATAATGATTTATGTTTGATTATAGTAGAAAATACTCTATTTTTGTGCGGTAAACAATGCGAAAACGGGTAAAACCATTGATATGGACAAAATTAAGTATAAGAAACTACTGACAGAGGTTTTTGGACTGATGGACGAACAGGATTTAAGTTCTGCGTTATCTCTTTCCAAAAGTGCTATGCGTGTAGATGCAGTGCAAGATTTACTCCGTAATGCAATTATCCGTTCTTCAATCAGCATGTTCAACGGTCTTCCACATTATTTTTCCGGTAAGGTTTATGAGTCTATGTCACCTGACGACTTCGGTAGCCTTATTTATGACCTGATGCGCAAGTGTGCTTTGCCAAATGGCGACTATTCCCGCGTAGAAGGAGTGATAAAGGTTTGCAAGCGTGTTGTTTCGGGTAAGGCTTTGCGTCCAGATAGTGCTATCGTGGTGTTTAACAACTGTGTGCTGAATATGAATGACCGGACTACACATAAGTTCGGAAGACAATGGGTACAGGTCACGAGTGTTCCTTACGACTACAATCCTGACGAACATATTTTTCTATGGAAACAGTTCATTGATGAAGTGTTGCCGGACGAGGGCTGGCAGCATGTGTTTCAGGAGTTTTTAGGTAGTATCTTCATTGATAGACGTACTGCAAAGATAGAAACCATGCTTGTGCTCCGTGGCTCCGGTTCAAACGGGAAGAGCGTTGTCTTTGAAACTATTATGGGAATACTGGGTAGAGACAATGTAAGCAACTTCGGCATTGGTGCGCTGATAACCGGAACAGAGCGTAAGAAGAACATTGCCTATATCAACGGCAAACGTCTCAACTATTGTTCGGAGATACAGGCTTTGGAGATTGGGCGAGATAGTGACGTTCTTAAAAGTCTTATATCCGGCGAACCTACTGAAGCGCGTCCTATGTATGGCGACAACTTCACCGCTTATGATATTCCTTTGCTTATGGCAAATGCTAATCAAATGCCTTATCTGAAAGATTGGAGTTATGGAATGAAGCGGCGTATCTGTATTCTTCCCTTTGAAATAGAGATACCGATAGCGAGACAACGTAAAAGTCTTGCCCGTGATCTCGAACGCGAATACAGCGCGATATTCAACTGGATACTGGAAGGTCGTGATAGGTTTATCTCCAATGGATACAAGCTATCAGAGAATAAGAAGCTGGATAAGGTTATGGACGAATATCAGGCTGAAAGTAGTACTGTTATGAAGTTCATGTACCAAATGAACTACCTTCGGACGTATGAAGACGTTTCTGACGTTGAACCTAAATGGATGCCTTCTACAATCCTATATAAAAGATACCGGAAGTGGTGCAAAGAGAATAGCATTTCCGAAGAGAATCTTACCCGGTTTGGAAGGATATTGTCTGAAGCCGGATACCGGAAGAAACGCACGCCGGACGGTCAAGTGTATGGGCTATATGGCAAGGCTCTCACAGAGAAGTTCCGGTATGAACGTGAGGCAGAACAAAGCAAGAAGCTGAAGCAAGATTACTCGAAGCCTATTTATGTGGATGGTAAACGCTATGCTTATACGTTTGAAGGTCTTGGTTCATGTTTGGGTGTCGGTTACAGGGCGGTCGCAGCATGGATGCGGCAAGAGCTGTTGGAAGGATGCTATACAAAGAATGGACGGAGAGCGGAGTTTGATCTTGATTTGGTTGAGGCGAGATTACATGAACTTAAAATATTTGGAAAGGAAAAATGACAATGGAAGAAAAGAAGGTAAAAGTGTCTATGGAATTAGACAAAGATGTGTTTCAAGCATTTTGCTTTATGATGGGAGAGAAATTGACCGATGAACTATGGAGTAAGCTAACAGCCGAAGAAATTGCTATCAACGTAGATGAAATGGGTGAAGAGGCACAACAAATTAAATTGGCTTTTTCTGCGTTTGCCATTGCAATGGTAGCGGATAAGAAGTAATAATATGGCTGTAAAATTCAGACATAAAGAAACCGGATTATTCTTTTGCCGGGCAAAAGGTTTATCTCCTTCGAGAAGAGATTATGATAAGCTGGGAGAAGAAGGAGTTTTCAGGAAAAGGCATTTGTCTAAGCGAGGAAGAATCTATGAAACCGCTACTGAAAATCAGAAACGGGATTGGATCGGCAAGAAACATGCTGATGAATTTGAAATTGTAACTGTATAACCAAACAACAAAATGGCAAAGAACACTAAGTATATGCTTTGTATCACAAGGCTATTTGAATCTACTTCCAACCGGAAGATTGAACTGTATGACGTGTTATGTAAGAAACATTGGTGGCAAAGATTCACTTCTATTCACCCTACGTTTCTATCTCTTAAAGATGCACATGGAGCTATTGTAGAGAACTCCAAAACTCCATCCATTACTGTAACTATAATGCTGAATGGAAAGCCACAATCTATCGGTACATATAAGAGGATTAACGATGGAGCTTACGAACGAGTAATGACGAAAAATTTATAAATCACAAACAATTTTAGGTATGAGTAAAAAGGCACCATTGCAATTTGGCAATTTTACTATTACAAGAGATAGTAGTAACGAACATGATTGGATTAGTATTAAGGCTATATCCGGCTTTTGGACAATGCGGTTCCGGGATGATAACGAGATGTTTGAGCGGATTCGTCTACTGGCAAACAACAAAGATTTCGGTGAGTATATGGACACATGGATTAAGGTAAACTTTCTTATGTCAAATTGTACTCCTGATGCTGAATTTATGAAAGACTTCTTCGAGGCTTATACCAAGATGAATGAAAGATTGATTTCTCGCCGGAAGCAAATCTCGGAAGAAGAAGACAAAGCCATTTTGGAGCAAGAGAAAGCTGCCTACGAACTTAAAGAGCAAGCAAAATGAAGGTTCCAATTAGTAATATGACTTTTGCCGAAAGCCAATTCAATGGTGAAGGTGGTTCATGGAAAGCCCAAACACTGTATGATTTTGCTAAAGCAAAAGAATATCCTATAATGGATATGCCTTTATGGTGTGTAGATTTGAGTACCGATGCCTTTGAATGTGGCAGTCTTAAAGATTTCATCTTCCAATGTAAAAGAGTAAATGATACCTCTCTTGATTATCCTATCATACTTGATGATAAAGGTCAAATAGCGGATGGTTATCATCGCTTATGCAAGGCGATATTGGAGGGACGGGAAACTATAAAGGCTATTCGGATGCTGGAAATGCCTGCACCTGATAAAGTTGATAATAATTAGTTTATTTATATCTTTGTTCCGGCAATCGGTCATTACTCCTATAAGTTCAGTGCATCGTTCCTGGCGAACCTCTGCTGGAAGCTGAATACCGATTGTCTTTATTGTATAAATAAAAGGCTGCCCCCACTTAACAGAGTTAGATGGGGGCTTAACTTTTTCAACGCTTGGTTGATAAGCAAACTTCTACATTGCAAATGTAGTCAATAGATTCATGGGTACTTATCTTTTCAGTCTTTTATTTGTAGGCTTCTTGGGATATTTTTGATTTATTCTCTTTTGTAAATCATCGTTTATACTTTCTTCCAAAAGGATTTTAGAATTGAGCACCCGGACTTCTCCGGTAAGTTCCATGATTGTTTTAGCCTGAAGAGCATTTTGTTTTGAAAGCTCGACGTTGGTAATTGCCAACTTGCTACATTCAGATGCAAGCTGATTCCATTTTTTTGTAGTGATAATTTTGATTCCAAACATAATATTGAGGTTTAAATATCTATTTCGTATATCGGTACTATATAACAGCAGCAATGCGCATGGTATGGCGGTACCGGGTCGCCGTTACTAAAGACATGGAAATAAGTAGTTTCATCATCACATTGCTGGCATGGATAACTACTGCCCCTAAATGACATGAAACCTATTGCTCCACTCTTTTGAGCTATCATGGCAAAGTAATCCATCCAGCCCTCGGCTATGGCGAAGTTGGTTAGATTATCAAGTGCAGTGAAAGAACTATTTGTACGTCCCACACCGTATGTTTCCGGGACTTTCAATCTTGATATTACCGGGAAGCCCTGTGATGTAGCCTGTCTTATGTGTCGATTGAATAAAGGACTCTTCCGACTTTCTTTAATGGAAGACAATAATTCACCTTCCGCAACATTGAGTAATACGCCGGATGCTATGGCTACTTCCAGTTCTTTTTTGAATTGGGTAGTATATGCGTTGATACGATCAACAAGAGTTTTTCCATGACTCTCTCGGTTGATAAAAGAAATGATATGTTCTTTTTCATCCGTATGGGTTGCCACGGCAAGCGTTTCTGTATAATCCTCAATAAGCTCCCGAAGGTTAGCTATAATAGTTTCCACTTCTTCTTGTAGCTCTTTGTTATAAGAGAAACTGAATTGATTTGTGGGAACGTTGTATTTGTAGGATACAGCGATTATCTCCTTTGCAGCTTGATACATAATGGCAAGTAGATTGTTCTCCATTGAAAGTTCTGCATTAAGCCTTTGCCGGAGATAGTCTTTCGCTTCTTCTATTTCCTTACTCGTTGGTTGTTTCATCTTTATTTTCTTCGCTTATCTTAGCTGTTTGCTGTTGTGATTTCAACTGATAAAGTAGGTCTGCCGACTGTTCTTCCTTCTTTTCCCGCATGATTCTATCCCATTCATTATTTCTGCCGTACCCGCTAAGTTCGGATGCGCTTTCTTTGGACAAGAAACCACCGCCAACCGCTTGTACAAGGTTGCTGATAAGTTCTGCGGCGTTCTGATGCACATACGGTTCTGCCCATGACAAAACTTTCATATTGGCAAATGGAGTACTCATTTTTCTCTCGATACCATAACCGTAAATGAATAGTCTCTTCATTGTATCAATGGAAGAATCAAACTCTTTGCAGTCTATCATAGCTTTCTCCAAAGATGGAGAATAAATCAGCTTGATTGCTACACCCGGTAAATCACCTGATTTTACTTCAGGGGGCATTACAGTGAAACTTCCCATGAATATCATCTTCAGGAGAGTATTGAACTGTAACTCGAATGATTGTGAAGATTCCGGTCTGTTCATAAATCCAGCATCATCTTCTTTGCCCATTGTTATAGCTTTTACCGCACCGTACATGTCACCTTTGATTTCAACATCTTCACCTTTAAGTAACATAATGGGAAAGGCATAAGCCATATTGTTTTGACAAAGGTGTGAAACTGCAAGCTCGAAATCATCTATATTGCTTTGTGAGAAAGACCAACACGCGCCATGCTTATCACGAAGATATACTACTGGACATTCTTCAAACTGATGAAGTTCTTTGCTATCCAATTCATACCCATCTATTCCAAATATCTCTTTAAGTTTGTTTACCGCTCCCTTAAATCCGGCTTTTGTCTGCCGATAGCGATAGAGGTATTTGTTATCCCATAATTCTACCCATGAAACAAGCTCCTTACCTTCAGAGTCGTAGTCACTGTATTGCCGGGCAAAATATTCCATCTTTCCGGTAATGGAGTTTGTATGTGGATATAATATATCTCCATCGAAGAATGAAAGAACTTTGGTTCCCACTTCTCCTTTATCCATATAGAATACAACCGCTCCATCTCCGGTGATCTTTACGCTCTTTGCAAATTCGTAGAACGTAATCTCCATGTTTTTATCCAGCCACCCTTTCTGAAATTCAAGGAAGGATTCTTTCAATTTATCATCAACTTGTGCGGCTGTAAGTTCATGGTGAATATCATTTCCGCAGAGGTGAACAAGTTGCTGAATGGTAATAATCATTTGGAAGGGGAAAGCGACACGCATAACCTTCTCTTCAAAGAAGCGTTTATTCCCATTTTCGTCTTCCTCGAATTTGATGCGATTAGGATAAAATGCCGGAGAATTTATCTTGTGACCGGATGGATAAAACTCTCTGATAAAATCCGCTTGGGATAAAATCTGATATTCTATCTTGTTGTTATAATACGAAGCGATTGATAAATCACTTGTAGTTTTGCCATTAAGATAGCCTGTTGGCGTTACTCTTGTAAACGGCTTTTTGGTAAGAACTTCATTTTTAATCATAACAATCCTATTCCTTTAAAGTGTTTGCGTTTCTTTTTTATCTCGAATATTTCTCTTGTCATCATGCTTTCCCAAAAGTCAGGAGAGTGACCGACTATTTTTTTCATTTCAGACTTGGCTATAAGTTTCCAATATTTGTCAGCCGCATTTTCATCTTGTCGCATTGCTTGTCTTTCATTGATAAGCACTTGTGAAAGAGGAACATCTTTGAATCCTTTGCCGGAGTATTTACGTTTCAGCAAGTCGGGTAATATACTAACTCCACCACGGGTGAATCTGTCAATAAATTTGTATGCAACTTCTGATTTCAGATAGTCAAACATTGTATGCGATCCATCTGACGGACATTCTATATTATTGAACTTCAATGCTTTAGGGAAGAAACCGACAAATATCTGTCCAAGACCATTAAGGTCGTAGGCGAAGTTCTCTTCCAAAACTTTATATTGTTCGAGCAGGAATTTTGCGGTTTCAATAGTCTTTTTACTATCTTTCTTGCAAACGTGAATACCTATAATGTTCCAGCCTTCCCATATCCAAAACACGCAGTTATCTCCACCCGTAAACGCCGGGTCACAAGTTATATACCGAGTTCCCGATTCTGTTTGAAGGGCATTTTCAAAGAAACTTCTCATGTGTTCGAGAGTAACAAGCCCGGTTCCGGCTGTACGGAATTTCCAGTTACCTTCAAGGTCACGGGCACGTTGTTCTTCGGACTGATTGGCAAGGTTGGCAAGATAGTTCGGGTCAGAACGGAGAAGCTGCATGTTTTCTTCCAGCTTACCTTCTATGAAGGTCACTGATTTAATGAATAGCTCTTGCGGACTGCCCAATGATTCGTATTCGGGTTTCCACAAACGATCAATGATGTGCTTACATTGTTCATATACTTCTTCGCGGGTATCTCCCCAATAGATTCCTTCAATACTATCTCCGTCCATGAAACAATAGCGTACAACTCCATCACGATCTAGGATGGGAAAGCCATCTGAATCTATCCACCAATTTATGAATGTAGCTACCCAACTGTCGGGGTCAGGGTTACATGTACCAAAGAAACGGTTGCGGATAAAATGGGCATTACGGTTACAGGTAATAAGGTATTTGAACTTCGGATAATCCATGTGCGTGATTTCATCCACTCCTATATAAGAGAACTGTCTTCCCTGAAAACGTTTCTTGAAATCCTCAATGCTATCAGAGTAGTAATTAAATTCCAGCCATCCTCCCCAGTTGAAGTTCCAAGTCATATCTCCTTTTGACTTGTTATACTTACCGAAATCATCGTAAATCTGATAGGAAGTAGTGATAAGGTCGGTAAGGTCATTAATCTCGTTACGGAAGATTATAGAGTTGAAGTATTTGCTTTGTATGTCATGTTGGGATTCAAGCAACAAGGAGAATGATTTGGCACCACCACGTTTTCCACCGTATATAACAATGTCTGCCATCGTAGAAAGGAATTTCTCTTGTCCTCCACGTTGGGCAATAATCTTTTGCGGGTTTGGCATTTTCTTATCTGCCTCCCTTAACGTTTCGATAAATTCATAAGTAAGAATCTTCTTTCCGTCCGTTGTCGTGACACCACTATATTCAGCTATTTCTTCCATAAATAAAAAGCCTACATGATAAATTTCTCTATCATGTAGGCTTTGAAAGCTCACTATTTGATTAATAATGAGGCAAAAGTATATATAAAAATATGAATTTTCTAATTTTAAGATGAAAATAATCTATTATTTGCATTGGAATATAGAAAATATATATTATGTTTGCAGCGAATAAGGATAACAGATGATTAAAATTGATACAAAAGAAGACCCTCGACAAGTGGTTGAACACCACAAGTTAGTGATTTGCCCGACATGCGGACAAAAGCTCACTGATGTTAAGTATGTTGATGGTATTGTTATGCTACGGATTAAATGCCGTAGATGCAGGAAATACATTAGTGTTGATTTGATAGGTAGTAAAGAAGATATTCAGGATACATTGCGGGATGGAGCAGTCAGGTAG